TTAAAATCTCTTGCGTTGACGAAGGGATTAAACTACCAAATTGAGGAGTTAAACTCATAATTGTTTAATTTTTTTAGTTAAATTTTCTAGTTTTTATTTTAAGTTTTGTAGAATCAGCACCTGAAATTGCTTTAACTTTAAATCCATCAATAAACACATCTCCTTGAGTAGTCCTAGCTTTAGTGTCACTTAGGTTTTTTGATTTGTTTATAACGTCTTTTACAGCGTCTGCTTTTCCTTGCTCATAAAAATGAGAGGCAATCTTATCTACGTTTTCAGCAGCATAAATAGCCTTGTGATAACCAGCGTAATCTACAACATCACCATTTTCGTTTAAGAACTTCTCAACGAGGTTTGTTATATTTGACTGGTTTTCTGCAACTTTATCTTTGTTTTGAATATTATACTTATATTTCTTTTCACCAACACTGATATCAAAACCTTTGAAATCATTGCTAAAAAGTTGTTTAGTACTATTTTTAAATGCTTGATGCTGTTGCTCAGCTTGTTCTTGCTCCTTGTTATATCTATTGAAAAAATCCATAGCTTTTTGTTGTTCCTGAGTAACGCCCGGTCTCAACTTGATCTCGTCGTAATACTTACTCTTAGTTTCTTCTAAAAAGTTTTTGGCTTTTGCAACTTCTTCTTTAAATGCAAGTTTCTTTTTTCTTACATCTTTTTCCTCATCTATGTCTTCATCATACTCAAAATCTTCTAATAAAAGATCAAGATCTTCAGAATCTAAATAAGGTTTATTTTTTTTGTAATACTCTTTAATAAGAGTTTTATCGTCAATGCTAGAATAATCTGCATTTAAACGAGTATAATCTTCTATTGTTCCACCGGTTTCTTCCATAAATGAAACTAGTTTTTCAATATTCTCCGGCAACGGTTTGCCTAATACTTTTTCATCTCTTATAGCTTCTTTAACTTCTGCTTCAACTTGTTTAACTTCAGCTTCTGTTACTTCTTGGATCGGAGAAAACCCTTCAACATCCTCGTTGGACTCTTGTACAGGTTCTCCCACCGTTGCGCTATCTCCGGATGGTTTTTCCAAAGATACCTCCTTTGTTTCTCCGATTTGAATGGCATCTTCTTTTTCTTCTTGTTTTGGAATTACTACTTTCTTAACCTCTGGTTCTAATTCAATCAAAGGTTCTTTTGGATTAACATTTACTTTTGTAATGTTATCTTTTGTTTCGTTAAATTTTTTAGGTGTTTTCTTTTTTGTTTTTAATTTAAACTCACCTTCCTGCTTTACAGGTTCATTTGTTTTTACTTCTGACATAATATAATATAATTAAATAATTAAATAACGTTTACATAAACGCGTTCATACCAGCATCTGGCTGGTTTTCAAAATCAATTGGTAAGCCGTCGTTTTTTCTTTGACTTATCATTTCGCTTTGTTGCGTACCTTCCATTTTTATACGCTTGTCTTTTCTATCTTCTATCATTTGTTCTTTTGAACCAATAGCGTTAACCTCCATTTCTTTTAATTGTCTATCGTATTCAAACTTTCTAGCCATTTTTTGCATATCTAATTGCGTTTGAGTATTCATTCTTTGAATCTCCATTTGACTTTTTGATTGTTCGAAATCTACTTTAGTAGAAGTTATTGCTTGTTGTTTTTGAACTTCAGCCATAGCTGTTTTTTCTGCCGTCTGAGCCTGTGCGTCTGCTTGAGCTGCTATGTTAGCTTGTTGAATTTGCATGTCCTGTTCTTGCTTCTGCTTGCGTTTTATTTTAAGCATTTGATTTGCAAGTTTAATATTTTTAATTTGACGCAAATCAATAGCATCTTCAAGATTAATACCTCCATTTTGCAAAGAAACTTGTATATTCTCTTCTAACTTAGCTTGCTCTTCCTCGTCTGGCTCTAATTCTAAAAATATACCAAAATCATGCAAATTTAAATTTACAACTTCTTCAAGTGTTTTTATATTAAAAGTTGATATAGAATTTTGCAAAGAACTTTTTGTTAACGGAAACTCTAAAGCGTCTGCTATTTTTAATGTTATATTTTCAGCTATTCTAAGAGTAAGATACATACTAGATTGACCTATATGTCTAGTCGCAGCATTTGAGGCATTTGCTGCTAATTTTTGTAATCCAACTAAAGTGTTGCGGTCAGGTAAACTACCGTCTACAGCTTCATTTAAACCTGTCACATCACGTATCATTTGTAAATAATATTGATATGTTTGAATTAAACTAGCTATTTTAGCATTACCGCTTCCACTCTGTAATTCTTGAACTGGGACTTTACCAGCATTCATTTCGCCGTCTTGCGTAAGTGATCTACCAACTACAGAACCAGTTTGAAAATACATGTTTAATGCTTCAGCTGGATTGTAATTAGTACCGTTTCCAAGATCGACTTCAGCTAGTCCGTCCATATCTAAATAAACACCATCTGGAACCATACGAGATATAACTTGTTGAAGTTTTAAATGTGTTAGTTGTATCATATCAGCAAAGCCAGTACATCTTCCAACTAAAGATTCTATTCTACCTTTATATATTCTAGGCGCACATATAGCATAATTCATTCTAACCTTAGTGGTGTCTGACATTGGCCTAGACATGTTTTTAGATAACTCCCATTTAAGCATAGTATTTGTGCCTAACACTTTAGCTCCACTGTATAAAACTTCAATAGATCTAGAGACTTTTTCAAACATATCGCTTTCAGGTGGATTAAAGCTATCGTCTTTTTCAATAGCTTTCATCAACCCTTGCTCTGTTTGTTTTATTTTAAAAACTTGATCATTATAGGTCTTGTAATCAAAATATAAAACTTGAACAGTATTGTTATCATAATTGCCGTAACCAGTTATATAAGATTTATTGCCAGGCATATCCTGTATACGTTTTAATTCGTCTTCAGGTATATTAGGAAATTCTTTTTTAAGCTCAGGTATAGTTATAGATTTTACTTCACCTACGTAATATATGTCTTCAAAATTAGGATCTTCAGTATAAGAATAAACCATATATGCTGGATCAACATAATCAATAGTAATTCCATTAGCAGTATTAAAATTAGTTTTAACAGCTGAAATACCGCATACAGCTAAATCCATATTTAACCTACGTCTTGTTAAGTTGTATTTGTTTTGATCCATTACAGAAGATATAGCTTCTTCTTGAGCTATTTCTATAGACTGTTTATAGCTTAATTGCATGTGAAGCTCTAACTCTTCTTTTGATTCTGGAACAATTTTCTTACTAGGAGATTGATATGCGTCTATACCTAATGTTTCTTGGAGAATTTGTAAATATTCTTGCGATATCATATCCTCATAAAGCATTGAAGCATAATCTGTTCTTTTCTTTACCGACTCAGGATCTTGAGCATATGCCTTTATTTCATATTTTTTTTGAGATATTCCGTTTACAACTATATCTACAAATTTAGATAAAATAGGTACAGGCGTCCAGTCTAAATTAAGATAAGACAAATCACCATTAATAGATAATTCATCTTTATATTTTTGAACACTTTGTTCGCCTCTAGCGTAAAGCCTTAATTGATTAAAGTTATTCCAATTAGTTAAATATCTATTACCTGTAGTTCTGCCTTGAGAAAACCATTCACCTTCTATAGCTTGTGCTACTTGTCTACCGTATTCAATACTTGATTTCTCTTGGTCACTAACTACTTGGCTAGGAAATGCACTTCTAGTATTAGTATATATATTCATTAACTTATTATTTTTGATGTACTTCCTCTATTATCGTATTTTTTTATTCCTAAATCAACAGCTTTTAAACTTATAGGAGCGCTAGGCGCGTATCTGTGTTTATTGCAAGCCATCAAAGCTAATCCAGAACTAATAGAGGCATCATGCTTAGTTCGGTTGTTTATATTAAATTTAGCCCAATCTTCAAGTGTTCTTTGAAAATAAACATCACCATATCCAGTTTCTTTTAAACCTACAAAATCTTCTATATAAGACTCAATAGCAGCAGCGTGAGCTTGCTTTATATCTTCGCTAGAGTTCGGTATTCCACCTAATTCTTTTTCTGTAATAGAAAGTTTATTTCTTTTTCTATCAGGTCTATTCATTGAAAAACCTCTATAGCCTCGTCTTTTAAAATGATATAACAATCTTGGTTTATTATTCTCTGCTAGTATTGGCATGCCGTAGAAAACACAAGCCATTAATACATCTTCAAAAAATATTTCAGCTGTTTGAGGTCTAGCTATATATTCTAAAAAAAAATGATTAGGCGGAGTATCTGTCATTGAGAACTTTGTAAGACCATGTAAAGATCCTTTAGAACCTCTCTTGTCTACAGTACCTGATATATCATAAGGATCACATCCAAACGCTCCTAGGTTTTCATTTAAAGGATGTTTAGTGCCGCCTTTAATTATTACTCTATTTTGTAAATTTACCGGTGGAACCCAAGTTATTAAAAACCTACCGTTATTGTTTGGTAAAAATATAACTTCTGAATCTTGCACTGCGTTTTTCCACGCAAAATTACCTTGTGTTATATTTATAGAATTTCTTAAATCTTCATTAAAATCTATTTGCTCATAAATCTTAGTTAGATTAAACAAAGATTCTTTTGACTCATCTCTAAAAGCATGCTTAGTAGTTCTTGGAAATTGTCTATAAAATTCATTTAAAGCGTCTTGGTCTTTTTTAAGACCATCAACTTCATTGTTCCAATATTCTATTACACCTAAATCTATTATCTCACCTTGCGGTCCTTCAACTGGTTTTTTAGGCGTATCGAAGACAGGTATTCCATAAGAATCAATGTATCCTTCGTAATTCCATTCCATAGGTATGAACAAGCTATATAATCCAGAGCGAGTTTGTCCATTTGCGTTTCGTTGTGTGACGTCTGAATCATTGTATAATTTTTTAAAATTATCACCACCTTTGTCTAATGCATTACTAGTTGAACCCATCATACATTTACCTATAATTCTACTACCTAATCGTAAGCAGGTTTTCGTAACCCTCCAGTTGTTGAGGATGTTCGTCGGACGTTCCCATTTACCGCTCTCATCGTGGACGAGGAGCTTGAGCTTCTCACCGTCATACGAGTTGTCGCCCGTGTTTTTCCAGTCGATCGTAGTGTCGAGCCCGTCGAGTTCACGTAGCG